GACCGCACCCTGGTTCTCGGCCGGACCCGGCGCCGCGCCGCCGTTGGCGTAGGGCTTCGGGACCCTGGCGATGGCCGCGTCGCGCTGCTTCTGGCTGAGCCGGGACGGCGACGTGCCGACGTTCTGGGTGCGGCTGCGGTAGGCCGCCGGGTTCTCGGCATGCTCGGCCGCGCGGTTCTCGTCGCGCTCGGCGGGGCTGCCGCCGTAGGCGAAGCCGGCGCGGCCGCCGTTGGCTTTGGCCATGCCAGGGTGATGCTCGGCCGGACCGGGACCGGCGCCGTAGCGCTCGTGCGCCTTGGCGCGGCCGCCGTCCGCCAGCATCTGCGCGCGGTTGGGGGCGAAGTTGAAGTTCATGCGGCCCTGGCCGCCGATGCCGGCGGCGAGCGGGGTGGCGAGCGGGCCGCCGTCCTGGCGGGCGACGCGGCCGCCGGAGGCGCGGCCCATGCGGGTCTCGACGGCCGAGGAGGCGGTCGCCTGCTTGGCGCGGCGGGTGAAGCTGGCGCCGCTGCGCTCGATGTCGGGCTTGAAGACGCCGGAGTCGCGGTTGACGCCGCCGCCGTTGGCCTTACCGGCCGCAGCTGCGACGGGCCCCAGGGCGTCGTTCTTGTTGGGGTCGTTGTCGCCGCCGGACATCTCGGAGATCGCCAGCGGCAGCAGGCCGCCGAACATGCCGAGCGGGTTGATCCCGCCGCCGGCCCGGTGCGCGCGGCCACCGCCCTTCAGGCCCATGTCGTGCTTGCGGCCCTCGCGCTCCTGGTTGGCCTGCTTGGCGTTGCGGTTGACGTAGCTCTCGCCGCCGTTCTTGCGCGGCGCGCGGCCGCCGATGGCCCGCGCGTGGGCGCCCATCACGACGCCGCCGGAGGCGCGCGCCTGGCGGCTCACCGGCCGCATGCCGGTCTTGGCGTCGGCGTTCAGCGGTTCACCGGGGGTGAAGCTGGACGCATCGACGCCGACCGCGTCCTCGCCGCCGCCGAGACGTTCGGCCTTGGCGCGCATGCGCTCGCGATGGCGTTGGGCTGCAGCTGCGCCGACTTCAGACATCTCAGCCTCCTTCAGGCGGGGAGATCATGCCGCGGGCCGCCGCCTCGCCGACCGTCAGGCCGGGACGCAGCTTCGGGTCGGCGTAGGGGTTGGGCGGCTCGACCAGTTCGAGCATCAGGTTGAGCGCGTCGCTGAGCAGCTTCTCGGCGATCCGCAGGTCGGGCGGGTCGGTCTTCAGCGTGCGTTCGACGTGATCGAGCATCAGCAGGACACGGTCGATCTTCTTCTGGTCGGGCATGGCTCAGTCCTTCTTCTTGGCGGCCGAGCGCTTGGCGGCGGCCTTGGCGGCGATCTGCGCCTGCTTGAGATCGGCGGCGCGGTCCGCCTCGCCCTCGCGCGCGTCGTGCGCGTGTTCAATATGAGCCTGGGCGAACCCGGCCTGATGGCCCATCGCCGCCTCGCTGGCGCTGGCCTGATGCGCCAGCAGCGCCTTCACGAGGTCGACGTGGTCGGAGTGCTGCTCGGCCTCGCGGTCGAGCGCGCGGTCGTGCGACTGCAGCTGCATCTCGCCGAGCTTGGCGTGGGCGTCGAAGCGCCGGGTCTCGGCGTCCATCAGCTTGGCCTTGGCGTTGATGCCGTCGAGCGTCGTCGGCTGCTGCATGTTGGCAGGCCCGAAGCCGCCCTGCTCGGTCTTCGCCTGCACCTCGGCCAGTTTGGCCTTGGCGACCGCGGCGCGGGCGTTGGCGTCGGTGGTGCGGGCGTCGGCCTGCTGCTGCTTCGCCTTCATCTCGGCCTGCATCTGCTGCAGCTGCGGCGGCGGCTGGCCCATCGCCTGCGGCGGCACGAAGAACTGGCTGGGGTTGTTCACCCCCATCGTCTTCATCGCGTAGGTGTGGACGGCGATGGGATCGTAGAGGCTCTGCGCCTGCCCCTGCAGCTGCAGCAGGCCCATCGCCTTCATCAGCCGCTGCAACTGGCTGGAGGTGTTGGGGTCGGCCTGGGGGACCAGATCGCAGGAGCCCAGCGCGGTCAGGAAGGTCTGCTCGTCCCAGGGCGTGGTCGAGCCGGTCTCGATGCGGATGAAGTCCTCGGGGTGCGCCTTGAACAGCGCCACCAGCAGCTTGAACTCCTTGGCCTGGGCGGTGTGCACCCGCTTGTGCACGCTGTTCTCGATCTTCGTCGCCTGATCGATCAGGGCGAGCGTGGTGCCGACCGGCGCGTCCTGCTTGCCCTCGCCGACCTGAATCTCGGCGGTGCCGCCGATCCGCGCGCCGGTGGTGGCGATTGAGTCCACCAGCTGCATCAGCGGCGGCATCTGGGTGGTGTTGTAGGGCAGCGGCATCACCGACTGGCTGATCGGCTTGCCCAGCGTATCGACCGGCTGCCCGCCGCCCGGCGGCACCCGCAGGATCGAGGTCTGCTGGCGCGTCGCGGCCTTGGCGATCAGGAATCCTGGGAAGTTGGCGAACATCCCGTTGTCGAGCATCTCGCGCCAGGCGGCGGTGATGGCGTTGGTGGTGTTGCCGAGGATGTGGCCGAGCCCCAGCGCGTAGAAGCCGAAGCCGGGCACGTAGACGTACTGCACGAAGGTCTCGCGGCGCGCCGGCAGCGCGGCATCGTCGTCCGGGTCCGGCTCGTCGTAGTCGCGCACCAGCGACAGCACCTGCCGGCTCGTCACGTCGACCGTCACCCGGTAGGGCACTTCCAGCCCCGAGGGCCTGCCCTTCCACTGGTGCTCGTACCCGACGAGATCGAGGTCGCAGTAGATTTCGTAGAGCTGCCGGTCGCGGTCGTCGGGGTTCAGCGTGGCGTCGGTGATGCCCTGCTGGCGGCGCATCTCGCGCTGCGCCTCGTCCAGCTGCGGCTCGACCGGCGTGCCCAGGGCGATGTCGCGGTAGGCCCCGATGATCTGCATGCGGCGGATCGTGGTGGGGGACATCATCAGCCGGTGCGTCACCCGGCGGGCGTTGGCGAGGTCGGTGGCGTCGTTGCTGACGATCAGGTTGTCGGCGGTCACCGTCTCCGACACCGGCCGCATGCGCAGGGGGCAGCGGTACACCTTCTTGAACGCGGTGCCTTCCAGGCCGAGGCGGAAGAACATCCGGTCGGTATCCGGGTAGTACTCCGTCGCGTGCGCGGTCAGGTAATGGTTCATGTCCTTTTCGAGCGCGCCGGCCATCAGCTCGGTCTCGGCGCCCTCGGTCGAGTCGTTCCTGATCTTCATCGGCCCGTCGGCCGGGAGGAACTCGCCCCTCGCATTGGCCTGGAAGCGCAGCACCGCCTCCAGCAGCAGCGGGTGGCGCACCCGGCTCATGCCCTCCACCGGCGCGCCGTCAGTGACCCCGCTGACGTTCGGCACTTCGATGGTCACGCCGAGCAGCCGCACGAAGGTGGCGACGGTGTCGATCCACTCCTTGCGGCTCTGCTCGTCGTCGGCGACGCCGCGCAGCAGGTCTTCGGCGACGCCGCTGAGCTGATCCTCGCCGATCTCCTCGGCGAGGTTCCTGAACCAGTCCTGGTTGCCGCTGTTATGGCCGACGCCGGGCAGCAGCGGCCGGTCGTTCATCGAGATGGTGACCGAGCCGTCGCCGTGCTCGATGCGCAGGATTTGCCCGTCGTCGTTGACCTGCGGCTGGTCGGGATCGTCCTCGGCGACGTCGATGTCGATGTCGTTAGGGTTGGGATCGTTGGCGGCCGCCGGCGCCACGAGGCGCAGGTTGGCCCGCCCGAAACCACCGCCGCGGAGCGGAAGCCCGGCCATCTACAGCCGCCCGTGAAACAGCCAGAACAGCACGAGGATCACCACGACGACGCCGACGATGCCGTAGCCGCCGTTGGGCCCCCAGGTCCGGTTGCCGTACCACCAGCCGCCGCCGCCGAAGAGCAGCAGCAGCACGATGATGATCAGGACGGTGCTATTCATCAGACCTCGTCCCTCACCTTGTAGGTCTGGCGCTTGGCGCCGCCCTCGACCGTCCACCAGTGCTTGCCGTCCGGGCTCTTCCAGGGCGGCACGTAGTGCTCGCCCTCGGTCTTCAGCGGCGCGAGGCCGAGCGAGCGGCTGCCGAACGGCGCGTCGACTTCGACCGGCGGGGCCTCGGGCAGCTGGAAGAACTCGGTGAGCGTCATCAGTTCGGCCGCCCCATCTCGTGCTCGTAGCGGCGGATGCCCTGGAAGGCGGCCTGCGGCTCGCTGGGGGCGGCGATCTGGTAGACGCGGGGCTTCAGCTGGTCGCCGTTCATGGTCTCGCCGGTGACGGTGACGAGGAACGGCAGGTCGTGGATGCGGTCGGCCACCTCAAAGGCGCCGGGGTCGACAACGGCCTGGGCCTTGATCTGCGGCTGCGGGAACACCCCCGCCTCCTCTGCTGGACGCCCCGCCGGCCGCGCTCTGATCCGCTCCAGGTCGGCCGGCGAGGGTTTCCAGGACGATCAGCTCGCAGCGGCGGGGCGGCGGGGAATATGCCGCCCACTTTCCAAACCTGTAAAGCGGCTAGACCGTCGGGTAGAGCGGCGCCGGATCGCGGCGGTACTCCAGGGCGGCGTTGAGATCGGCCAGCCGCTCGGCCGGCAGCGCCAGCAGCCCGCGGTCGCGCAGGCAGCGCAGCGCCTGGGAGACGGTGTCGACGTAGTCGTCGTGGGCGCCGTGCGGGAAGCTCTCCACCTCGCGGATGCACTCCTCGGCCCAGACCCGGAACGTCGGCATGCCGGGATCGCTGGGCGCGTAGACGATGCCGTCGCGCGCCGCGTAGCGCACCGGGTCGCCGTACTGGTCGCGCATCACCCGGCCCTGGGCGTCCTTCTTCTCGCGCAGCTCGGGGGCGAAGAGCGGAACCACGCTGTGCAGGCGGCTGAGCTTGTCGATGCTCTTCGGGTCGTTCAGCTCGACGCCCCAGTTCTCGTGCCCGTACAGCCGCTGCATCTCCTGGGCGACCGAGATGCCCGAGGCCTTGTTCTCGATCAGCAGCAGGTCGGTCTTCATCCGCCGGCAGATGTCGGCGATCTTCACCACCAGTTCGTGCAGCGGCAGCCGGCCCCGCCAGGCGTGCATCAGCATGACGCGGGGGCTCTCCTCGGGGAAGTTGCGCGGGCCCAGGTACATGGGCCGGCCGTCGGCGCCGATGATCCGCCCCGGCACCGCCACCACGTCATAGGTGAACACGCCCCAGATCGTAATGGCGCTGTAATCGTTCTCGGTCTTCTCGGTGAAAGCAGTATCCAGGCTCGCCAGGATGAAGTCCATTGGCGGATATGCTTCCCTCTCCCAGGCATTCCACCATGAATACTTGACAACGCCGCCACCCTTCGGCTTGGGGCTTTGCTCCAGCTGGCCGGCGGCCGCGAACGGGCCCAGCGTCTGCTCCAGCTGGCGCACCGCGTGCTCGGGGAAGCGCTCCGGCCAGAGCAGCTCGCCTTCCTTGGTCCGGGGGTCCTTCCAGCCGATGCTGGTCATCACGATGCGGTCGGGATCGTAGTGCATCGGCAGCATCAGCAGGTCCCAGTCGCCGATGCTCTGCTCCAGCACGTGGCCGGTGAGATCGTTCTCGGCCAGCCGCTGCTGGATGATCACGAAGGCGCCGACGTCCAGGTCGTTGAGGCGCGTGCTGGCGGTCTGGTCCCACCAGTCGATCACCTCCTGGATGGACGCCTCCGAAAAAGCCTCGTTAGCTGCGTTAGCGTCGTCCACGACGAATATGTTTCCGCCGAATCCGGTCGCGGTGCCGCTAATCGAGGTAACGAGACGCTCGCCGGAGTGGTCGTTGACGAAGCGGTGGCTGGTGTTCTCGTCGCCGAGCAGGCGGAAGCGGCTCCCCCAGCGCCGCTGATACCAATCGGACTGGATCAGCCGTCGGTTCCTGAGGCT